ATTCTGATGGTTTCCTGAATTGAGGGTCGAAATATTTACCTTTGCTTCCACCATCACGGCGTTGATGAATAAAACAGTCATGATCTTCCGTTACAGATATATTAAACCATCGATTCTTCATATTAAGTATTTTGTCTTCATAATGCTCTATAATGCAATTGGGCCGTATGAATTCTAATTTTGTACCATCTGGCTTTAAACTTAAAACTTTATCCATATCGGGATTTATATCACGTATAAACTTCCAGCCTTTATTCGTAAATACCTTAGTATTCTTATCATATGAATTCGGATGAAACGGTGGAAGTTTATCAATATCAGCTTCCATATCGTACTCTACACCATCATTGAGAATGGTTTCTTTTTTTTCAGTTGGTTCATAGTCCTGCAAGCCCTGATAAATCTCAGCACAATACGGACAACAATCACTACGACAACTAACCTTGAATTTGGTTTTACCACGTTCCTGTGCACGTATATAATTAACAATGGTTTCTGCACGCTTAGTTTCAGTTCTAGCTATTGCTTTTACTCTTGTTTGTGGGCTCATTACTTTTATTTGACTATTGAAAGTATATTTTAATCGTTCTGATTCAGGTAAAGCTTGCCATTCTGATTCTGTAAATATATTTCCACCACGAACAATATATAACGCTTCCAAATCACGTTCAGTTAACGCTCTTGCAATTTCCTTTCTACCCAATCCTAAATCATAAGCTTTTTGTGCCATTTCCCGTAAATCTGATTGTAATGAAGTACCCGCATCAACTACAAGATTATAACATGCTTCACGAATAGTTAACTGCACCAATTCTCTTTGTTTTAACTGATTCCAATTATTAGCTTTTATTACTGTATCAGCGACTTTGTCAGCCACTCCACCAGTAACAAAAATATTCCCTGTCGTATAATCTTTCGTATTTTCAAGAAACTCTTGAAAATCTTTACTGTTTAATACATCTGTAGTAATTCTTTTACGTAGTTTTTTATCGTATGAATCCAAATACTTTAACAGTTGATTAATATACTTATTTTGTTTCGGTGTTAATGGCATTTAAATCACCGAGTATTTTATTTGTTAAATCCTCATTCTCAGGTGGTAAATCTTCTTGGTTCAAATCAGTAAACGTATTCTCATAATTCAAACCAGTCTCAATATCAATATACTGGGAAATAATATCTTGTACAACTTGGTTTTCACTATCGATGATTCCTCCATCAATTAATGGTTTCAAATCACTGAGTAATTTACTATAATCCCCTTGGCGGAACTTATCAAACTGCAATTCAGGAATAACAGTATTATCATTGAAATTCATATTCAACACTGGTTCTATGATTTGCTTTTGAATACAATTCGCTATTTCTTCTAATATTCCATCAAAGACCAATAATGAAAAATCTAATTGTGTCTGGGACTGTGCATAAGTCCCTGTTTGACTATTATCACCCAGTAACAAGTTTCCAATATACAATCTTCTAAAAATTTGATTATCCTTATACTGTTTGGTTTCTTTGAATCCCTCTCCGTTTTTAGTTGTTTCCAAGACCCCTACTTCATCATCAGGTCCCACAACAACGTTTGATAATCCATCACTAACCTCCGATAAAGCATCAACCAAAAACTCTTTATTGAAATCATCCGTTTTACCATAAAGTGTCGGAGCACCGTAAGATTCAAGAAAATTCATCTCCCACTGATTAATATTCAATTTATCTTCCACAATCGGTTTAAAATCATTTAAAACTCCATAACCATATCCAGAATCAAATTTATCATTGAAAGTGTACTTTAAAACCTTGTTTATAGGAATATCCACTCCATATTCCTCCCATTCCTGATGAATCGCAATTAATTCGCCATTATCATTGAATACGAGAGGATCATTCTGTAAAGTTTTGATATGGATCGGAACTATATCGGTTATAATTATTTTTCCATCGTTATTAACATCAAATAGTAATTCTTGAACACTGAATCCGTATAATATGCCTGTTAGCATATTTTTTATTACATCATTCAATTTTATATTCATATTATTGAACATATCAATTATAAAATCAGTTTTTTCAGTATCCTCACCTTTAACAGTCCAATTTTTACTTGACAATAAATATTTGATGATATCAAAACCAACAATAACTTGTATGTCATCCAATATAATTTTACTTGTTTCATAATCAAGTTTATTAAGTTTAATCTTATTCAATACTCTTGATTTACCAGTAGTAACTTGTGAATTAGTAGATTGCCTCCCAAATAATCTATTACCCAAATCCATTAATAAACTCATAATTTAACCCTTCGCTTTTTAGTTGCAGTCAATTTTTTTAAAATAGGTTTCTTGCTCTGCAAGAAATTATATGCGTAACTGCACGCATCTATTATATCATCGTGTTTACCCAATGGAAAACTATTTAATTGTTTAATTAAAGATTCTCTACTGTTTTCCTCCAAATCAATTACTACTTTACCATCCCAAATTGCATCACGAAACGCTAATGCACGATCAACTTTTGAACCAACAGGTTCTGACTGAAAAACATTAAAACCTTTTAAATAAATTTTCTTTAAATCATTAAAGTAGAATCGACTTGCACCGCCTTTTGTACCTGTTTCAATCAAAATCGGCGTATTAGGAGTATCTAAATAAGCTGTACGCTTTAATTCATTATGAATATTTTCACCATACTGCCCATTCTTCAAATCTGTAATCCAGTACAAATTATCAGAAGTCTTTGACATCTTAATACTAGCACTGTAATCGTTTACATCACCTTTACTCTCATCACTGTACGCTAAATCCCAAGAACGGACAGATAAACACCTATCTTCAAATTTAAATTCATCAAATAAAAGATTATCCAACTGGAAAAACGCTCCTTGCTCATCAAGAGGCTGACCTTGATACTGAGCCTGAAACACTCTTTCACCTACTTCTTCCTGCCTCTCCTCGAAAAACTCAGGAGTATATCGTTCCGGCCATATACAAGAACCATCATCATTCAATGCTTTCAAATTAACAAAACGGTACTTTTCAGGTTGTTCTACTTGCAAGCGTCCGATTAAATCACCCGTTGCCCAACGAGTTCCAAGCAAAATTAATTTTGAATGCGGTTCTAATCTCGGAACAAGAATATTCTGATACCAAGAATATAATTTCTCCAATAATGTTGGAGTACAATCACTAAATCCTTTTAGTAAGTCATCACCGATCAGTATATCTACATTTCGACCAGTAATCGCACCACCTACACCAACAAGTTTAATACTCCCCAATAATTCACCTTTTCTATTTTCAAAAGAGAATTGGCTTCTGCTTTTCTGTTTATCTGAAAGATAAATATTTCTTTCGGCGAGAATCTGTTTATTGTCTAAAAACAATTGTCGTAGCTTCATTCCAAAATCATCAGCTAATGTTTGAGAATAATTAACAATCAAAATATTTAACATTGGATTTTCGAGAATCAACCAAAATGGAAAAGATAATGTGATTAAACTTGATTTTGCTGTACGAGGAGGCTGACTAACCGTTAATCTATCTGGTTTATCATCATCTAATACTGTTTCCATAAGTAAATCACTAATCGCTTTAATATGCGGAGCTCTAATACTATCTTTTACCGTTAAAGCTCTGTATATTTCATATGGAGTGATTTCCTCGTATTTCATTTCTCTTCTTTCCGTATTTCTTTAATTTTATCAAATAAATTAACAGTTTCTTCAGAAAGACCAATATTTAAATTACCCTTCTGTTCAAGCTCAATTTTCTCATTCTCTTTATAAGAATTAGGCAAATGATAATTCAAACGTTCAGCTTTCTGCATTTGCTCCAAACTTTTAATCAAATCATTAAATTTTTTAAATAATTCATCAAAATCATCTTCATTAGAAACCTCATCAAGTTTACTACTTAAATCATAAACACGCTTCTTAAAAGAATCCCTGATAGATTCCCAGATACCAGCGTAATCCTCTTCCATTTCAAGAATCTCTTTTTCCTTATTTTCAATTTTCACTTCCGCCAACAACTTAAAATACTGTTCCTTAATCTTCAACCAACCAAACG